ATATTACCTTCACTATATATAAACTTTGATACAGACGCATATAGTCGACGGCCTAGAGACTGTATCATATAACTAGGAGAATATAAAAATGGCAAACACAACTTTTTCAGGTCCGGTAAAATCAGATAATGGTTTCATTGCACCTTCATACACTTTAGTAGGAGCAGCGGCAATTAGCTCACCAGCTACTGGTTTAGTTATTTACGTTTCTGATGCAACTGGTTCAGGAGTTACTGGATCCCTTTGTTTCTATAACGGAAGTGATTTTATAGACGTTACTACTGGTATTGCTGTAGTATAATTATTAAAATTAAAAGAGCTCCTTCGGGAGCTCTTTAAACAAGGAGATTTAAAATGAGTTTTAAAAGCGATATACAAGCAACTAGATCAGCTGCTGCCGCGGGAGCAACTGCTATTATTGCACAGCCAATTCGTTTAAGAGGAATTATTATTGCTTCCGATGGATTGGGAGCAGGTTTGTTAGAATTAACGACTACTTCAAATTCTGGAACAACTTTATTTATCGGTGATGTACCAGATGGTGATGTTATTAATATATCTTTTCCAGAAGATGGAATTGTTTTTCCACAAGGAATTTATTGTAAAACAAAAACTAATATTGCTGCTTATACATTATTGACAGATAAATATTCTGCCCCAGGTTTAACAGCAGGAAATTAATAAGTCATGGCGACTATCAATTATACAGTTACCGTAGCGACGGGGACTAATTCTTTTGGTACAGGAAATAAATTTTACGTTAATGGTAAAGTTAGTCCTGAATTACCTTTGAATGAGGGACAGACTTATATATTTGATCAGTCAGATTCTAGTAATACAGGATATAAACTTTTATTTTCTGCAACTAAAGACGGAACTAATATTGCAGGTGGAGTTGAATATACTACAGGAGTAGTAAAAGTAGGAACCCCTGGAAGTGCAGGAGCTTACACACAAATCACAATCGCTCCAGTACAAAATATCAGCGCTCCGGTATTATTCTATTACGCTTCTACATTAGCGGGTATGGGTAACCAAGTACAAACTATTGCACCTACTTCAGGCGCAACTGATTTTGATCCAGAGATAGATGAGATTATAGATGAAGCTTATGAGAGAACTGGTTTAGGCGGAACGCGAACGGGTTATGAATTAAGAAGCGCAAGAAGATCTCTTAATATTATGTTTCAAGAATGGGGAAACAGAGGGATTCATTTATGGAAAGTAAAATTAGCTAAAATACCATTAGTATTAGGCCAAGCTGAATATAGTTATGCAGGTGATACTATTAATTTTCCTAGTGATGTAAATGAAGTATTAGAAGCTTTTTATAGAAATAATTCAGATCCAAGTAATCCACAAGATATTTCACTTACTAAAATTGATAGATCTACTTACAGTGCTACACCCAATAAATTAGCACAAGGAACACCTTCTCAATATTACGTAGATAGAAAAAAGAGTCCTAGTATATTTTTATACTCAACTCCAAGTGCTAGTGTTTCAAGTACTTCTACACCATCTAGTTATCAATTTTGTTTTTACTATGTAGCAAGAATACAGGATGCAGGTGGTTATATGAATTCATCAGATGTAGTTAATCGTTTTTATCCATGTATGATGTCTGGACTTGCTTATTATTTAAGTATGAAATTTTCTCCGGAAAGAACAATTGAGTTAGAACGAATTTATGAAAGTGAAATGTTAAGAGCATTAGATGCTGACAATCAAGGTACTTCTACTTTTATTTCACCTAAAACTTTTTATGGAGATGGAGTATTATAATTATGGGTGTTTATGCTAAAGGAAAACACGCTTACGCTATTTCAGATAGATCAGGAATGAGATTTCCTTACAAAGAAATGGTTAGAGAATGGAATGGATTTTTAGTTCATGTTTCAGAATATGAAGCAAAGCAACCTCAATTAGAACCAAAACCAGTTGGTAGTGACCCACAAGCTTTATACAATCCAAGAGTACAACAAAAAGATACACCACAATTAATTTTATTACAGGATAATCCTTTTACTAGTGTTATTGCAAGCGGTGTTACTTATATAAATGTTTTTTCACAAGATCATCAAAGATCAACAGGGGATGTAGTTAGATTTAGGGGCCCGGTACAAGTAATTACTCCAGGATCTGGATTTTCTAATATACCAACTTTTGATAATGTAACTGATTTAAATAATGTAAATGGTTTTACCATTACAGTAGGACAAAAACAATCTGATGGAAGTGTTGTTACTGCTCCTGGAAATTTAACAAGTCCTGAAAATTATTTCTTTATAACTAGTACCAGTAATGCTACAAGTGGAAATATTAAAGGTGGTGGATCTAATTGTTCAGTGGGTCCAGTAACTTTACAGGGAGTATAAGATGGCATACACATTAGCAAATTTACAAACAGATATTAGAAATTATACAGAAGTAGATAGTTCAGTATTAACGGATTCTATATTAAATACAATTATTCAAAATGCAGAAAATAGAATTTATAGAGATATAGATTCAGACGATGATCGTTATTATGCAACTTCTAATTTAGCGATTGCAAACAGATACGTAACTATTCCTTCTGATTTAAGATTTATTCGCTATGTTCAATTAACAGATGCTAATGGAAAACAAACTTATTTAGAACAAAGAGATACTTCTTTTATTGCTGAATATTATGATTCTCCAGCAACTTCTTCAGGTATACCTAAATACTATGCAAACTGGGATGCTAATTATTGGTTAGTGGCACCGACCCCAGATCAACAATATTTAATCACATTAGCTTATAATAAACAGCCTATTAGTCTTACTTCTACAGTAGATAGTACTAGTACTACAGGCAGTTATGTATCTAATAAATATCAAGATTTACTTTTGTACGCATGTCTGGTAAACACATATGCATACTTGAAAGGTCCTGTAGATATGTTACAATACTATGAACAGGCTTATCAAAAAGCAATTGAATCGTACGCGGTTGAACAAATTGGCCGAAGACGCAGAGACGAATACAATGATGGTGTTATTCGTGCTCAACTAGTTTCCAAATCACCGTCAAGCTATGGCAAAAAATAATTAAGGAGAAAACTAAATGGCAAATATTGTACCTGATTCTTTTAAAACGGATCTATTAAAAGGAACATTCAATTTCGATACCGCAGGTAGCGGAGGAAATACTTTTAATATTGCTTTATATACTTCCCAAGCTGGTTTTAGTGCTGCCGGAACAACTGCTTATACAACTACTAACGAAGTTTCTTCAGTTAGTACAAACTATACTACAGGCGGACAAGCTTTAACTAACAATGGCGTTGCTATATCAAGTAATGTTGCTTACATTGATTTCGCAGATGAAACTTTTCCATCTGTGACTTTGGCTGCAACAGGAGCACTGATTTATAAAGATACATCTAACGAAGCTGTATTAGTATTAGATTTTGGCGGAACAAAAACTGCAACTAACGGAGATTTCGTTATTCAGTTTCCAACTGCTAATTCAACTGATGCAATCATTCGTTTGGGTGACGCATAAAAATTATAGGGAGTAGAAATGGCTTTTACACTTAACGATAGAGTTAAGGAGACAAGTACTACCACAGGCACCGGTACGTTTAATCTCGCTGGAGCAGAAACTGGATTTGAATCTTTTGTTTCTGGAATAGGAAATAGTAATTCAACTTACTATGGAATAGCAAACAGCGGAACAAACGAATGGGAAGTTGGTATTGGTACAGTTACGTCTGGTGCTCCAGATACTTTATCTAGAGATACAGTTATTACTTCTTCTAATGCAGATGCATTAGTAAATTTTTCAGCTGGTTCAAAAACAGTATTTTGTACTTTACCTGCCACTAGAACTATTTCTCCAATTATGGATGCTACAGGTTATGTAGTTACTCACGCATCAACATTAGATCAAGATCAAACATTAGATTCAGGTGTATTAGCAGGCCCAGTAACCATAACAGGAACACAAACCGTAACCGGAACGTTGGTAATTATCTAATGAGCAAAATAGAAGTAGATGCAGTTGAACCACAATCAGGCACAAGTTTAACACTTGGTGCTTCTGGTGATACTATTACTATTCCAGCAGGTGCAACGTTAGCTACCAGCGGTGCTACTGTAACATTGCCAGATGGTTCGGTGACTACAGCTAAACTAGCTTATGATCCTAATCCATTTAGAAACATTATCATCAATGGTGATATGAGTATTGCTCAAAGAGGAACTTCTGCATCTTCCGTTTCTAGCGGATATAATACAATAGATAGATTTTCTATTATTCAAGCAAATTCTTCCGCTAATTGGAATGAATCACAATCAACTGATGTACCTAATAGTCAAGGATTTTCTACTTCTTGGAAATTATTAGTTTCTACTGGTGGTGCTATTGCATCAAATCAAAGAACTACTATTAGACAAAGATTTGAAGGTCAAAATTTACAGTATTTAAAAAAAGGAACTGCAAGTGCTGAAAGTGTTACAGCTTCTTTTTGGGTAAAATCTTCAACAACTGGTACTTATATTTGTCAATTAAGAGATATTAATAATAGTAGGTCTATTTCAAAATCATATACAATCAATTCAGCAAATACTTGGGAAAAGAAAACAATTACTTATGCTGGAGATACTACAGGTACACTTACTAACAATAATGGTGCTAGTTTAGATATATGGTGGTGGTTAGATGCTGGAACTAATTATTCATCAGGAACTTTACAAACTTCTTGGGAAACATTAACAGATGCAGATAGTGCAGTAGGTCAAACTAATTTAGGTGCAACAACAAACAATGATTTTTACATCACAGGAGTACAATTAGAAGCTGGAACAACTGCATCTGATTTTGAGTTCTTGCCTTATGATGTGAATTTACAAAGATGTCAGAGGTATTTTATTAAATATGTTGCACCAGTAAATACTGGTGCTGGTGTAACTTCTAGTAATGGTGTTGCTACTGGCACAGCTACAATTGATAGTTTTATTGCATTACCTGTAACAATGAGAGTTTCTTCATCAAGTATGTCTTTAACAGCAAACACACTTCAGACACTTATATTTGCTACATCTGTTTTCCATTCTGGTGGAACATTTTCAATTTCATATAATACAAATAATAACAACATACCAATAAGATATACTCATGGTTCTGGAGTATTTACATTAGGTCAAACTGTTGCAATAGTTGGTAATGGGACAACTGGTTTCTTAACTTTATCGGCGGAATTATAAAATGTATAAATTATATAAAGGAATTTTAAATGGTATGGATTATATTGTTAAAACAAATGATGATGGCACAACTACATCATTTACATATTCAGAAGAAAACACAGATTACCAAGAATATTTAAAATGGTTAGAAGAAGGTAATACACCTTTACCAGCAGATGGAGAATAAGAATGTTTAATATATTATTAGACCCAGCAAACACAGATTACCAAGCTATTCAAGAGTGGATAGCTGAAGGTAATACAGTAATAGATAACGGGGGAGTAGAATAATGGCAAGCAATGTTAAAGTTAACAAAATAACTTCAACATCTGCATGTGGAACCATTACATTAGGAGATAGCGGAGATACAATAAGCATTCCAAGTGGTGCATCATTAAGTATTGGTGGATCGGTATCAGGGATTGAAGGAATTGTTAATTGGGACACAACAGCTAAAACAACAGGATTCACTGCAGTAGCAGGAAATGGTTATTTCGTAAATACAACATCAGGAGCTATCACAGTTACCTTACCCGCAACTCCCACAGCTGGAGATTTAGTAGCGGTTAAAGATTATGCTCTTACAGCACAAACTAACAATATTACTTTAGGAAGAAATGGATCTAATATCCAAGGAGTAGCTAATGACTTTATTATTAATACACAAGGAAGATCGGTCACATTAATTTATGTAGATGGAACTCAAGGTTGGATGTTAACAGGAGCTTCTCAAGCTTCGGATATTGAGGGTCCATTATTTGTAACAGCTACAGGTGGAACAGTTACTTGTTGTGGAGATTATAAAATTCATACTTTTAATTCACCAGGAACTTTTACCGTTACTTGTGCTGGTAATACTGGTGGTTCTAATACAATTGATTATTTAGTAGTCGCTGGTGGTGGAGGAGGTGGATTTGCTGGAGGCGGAGGTGCAGGTGGTTACAGAACTATATCTTGTTCTCCTGTTTCAGCAACAGGTTATCCAGTTACAGTAGGTGGTGGAGGAGGTGGTTATGTTTATACTACTCCACAACCATCATCAGGAAGTCCTTCAGTTTTTTCATCAACTACATCTGCGGGAGGTGGTAATGCAGGTGCAGCTACTTCTACAGTAGCATCATCAGGTGGATCAGGAGGTGGTGGTGTTGGAACAAGTTATATGGGAGCACCTTCAATACCTGTTTATAATCCAGGAGCAGCAGGAAATACACCCCCTGTTAGTCCTCCTCAAGGAAACAATGGAGGAACAGGTGGAACAACAGGCGGTGGAGGAGGTGGTGGTGCTTCTGCTGTAGGAAATAATGGTAGTGGTGGTACTGGTGGTACTGGTGGAGCAGGAACAACATATCCAATTACAGCAACAGCTTATGCTGGTGGTGGAGGCGGTGGTGGAGATGGATCTGGAGCAGGTGGAACTGGTGGTGGTGGAGCAGGAGCTACAGGAAACTGTAGTGCAACATCAGGAACAGCAAATACTGGTGGTGGTGGAGGTGGAGTAAGAATTTTATCTGGAATACCTGGAACTGCATCTGGTAATGGTGGTTCAGGAGTTGTAGTTATCCGCTATAAATATCAATAATGGAGTGCAATGAGTGAAATTAAAACTGATAAAATTATACCCGTTGATGCAGGAGGTACTAGTACTCTTGGTTGCACTGGAGATACCATTGCCACAGGAGCAGGCACAACATTAAATATTCAAGGTACCTATTCAGGTATTAATTCCATTAATTGGGATACCACAGCTAAAACAACAAACTTTACAGCAGAAACTAACAGAGGTTATTTTATTAATACTACATCAGGTAGTGTTACAATCAGTTTACCAGCAACACCTGTTGCAGGAAGTTTTATTGGAATTAAAGATTATGCTTTAACAGCGCAAACGAATAATATTATTATCAATCCTAATGGAAATAAAATTCAAGGATCAACAGAAAATTTTAAAATTGTTACACAAGGCGGAGCTGCTAATTTAGTTTATGTAGATTCTACTCAAGGTTGGTTAACCTATGACGCAGCGCAGGCAAGTGATATTGCTGAAGGACCAACTTATATTTGTGCGACAGGTGGAACTATTACTACTTGTGGAGATTTTAAAATTCATACGTTCACAGGACCAGGAACTTTTACAGTTTGTTCTGTAGGTAATCCTGCAGGATCAGATACAGTAGATTATTTAGTTATTGCTGGAGGAGGAAGTGCAGGTTCTGGTAATAGACAATCAAGAGGAAGTGGAGCTGGTGGTGGCGGTGGTTATAGGGAATCTCATTGTTCAGCTAATTCGGGTTGTTATACAGCAAGTCCATTAGCAACGTCTACAGGAATTACAGTTACAGCAACTGCTTATCCAATAACCGTTGGAGGAGGAGGTGCTGCACCAGCAGCAGGTCCTAATAATATACCAGGTAATCAAGGGGCTTCTTCAGTTTTCAGTACAATCACTTCTGCAGGTGGTGGTGGAGGTCAAGCAGCAGGAGGTGCAGGTGGAACTACAGGTGGATCAGGTGGTGGAGGAAGAGCAGCAGGATTAGGAACTGCAGGAAATACTCCCCCAGTAAGTCCGCCACAAGGAAATCCAGGTGGAGACGGCGGTCCTGCAAGTGGATCATATAATGCTGGAGGAGGTGGTGGAGCGACTGTAGCAGGTCAAAATGGTCCAGTTGGAACTGATGGAGGTAATGGTGGTGGAACACAAATTAATCCAGCAGTGGGTGAATCAGGTCCTAGTTGTTTACAATATTTTTCTGGTGGTGGTGCAGGCGGTGGTTTTGGTCCAGCTTTTACAAATGGAATAGGTGGACTTGGAGGTGGTGCAGATAGACCTCAACCTGTCCCTTCAACGTGGGCAGAAGGTATAGCAGCAACTGCAAATACTGGAGGAGGTGGAAGCGGTACAAAAGGTCAACCAGGACAACCTGCTACAGGTACAGCAGGGGGTGCAGGAGGATCAGGAATCGTTATTATTAGATATAGATATCAATAACAAAATAAGATATAAGGAAATATTATGAGTGAAGTTAAAGTAAATAAAATTACCCCAACAGCAGCCTGTGGTACAGTTACTCTAGGCGATAGTGGAGATACATTCACCCTACCAAGTGGTGTTACCTTATCTAGTGCTGGATCGATTACTAATTCAGGAACGATTACTAATACAGGAACAATTTCAGGTGGAACAATAACAGGTACCATTGATAACCAAGTTAATTGGGACACTACAGCAAAGACAACAGGTTTTACAGCAGTAGCAGGAAATGGATATTTTGTGAATACCACTTCTGGTGCTATTACGGTTACATTGCCAGCAACACCTACTGCAGGTGATTTTGTTGGTATTAAAGATTATGCAGGAACTTCTCAAACAAACGCAATTACAGTTGGTAGAAATGGTTCTAATATTCAAGGAGTAGCTAATAACTTTATTATTAATACTGAAGGAGCAGCAGTTACATTTATTTATGTAGATGGAACTCAAGGTTGGCTAACAACAGCATCTTCACTTCCAGGAGATTTAACAACACCAGCTTATGTAACAGCAACAGGTGGAACAGTGACTTGCTGTGGAGATTATAAG